AGAGAATGCCAGCTGTGTTTATTAGAGCTGCGTTTTATGTTCTTGATGCTTGGAGGTCGGTGGTAAGACCTTTGGATCAGGAATCTTTACGTATTTCTAGAGCAATAGCTACTGAACTATCTTATCCTTTTACTTCTCTTAATAGAGATGTTATAAGGTTTTTCGGAGGCAATTCTTCTGGTCATCCTTTGACAGCTATCTTGAACTCAATAGCAAATTCCTTATTTATGCGATTTGCTTATTGGAAGATGGGTTATGACCCTATTACGTTTAAACAAAATGTGGCACTAATGACTCTTGGTGATGACAATATCATGGGTTCTAAGCTTGATAAGTTTAATCATGTTACTATTAGTGGTGTCCTTGGTGGTCATTCAGTTATTTATACAATGGCACAGAAGGATGCTAAAAGTGTTCCCTTTATTAATATAGAGGAAGCAGATTTTCTTAAGCGTAGTTTCCGCATGGTGCGAGGTTGCATCATGGGACCTATTGAGAATGATAGTGTCATGAGATCGCTTTGTCTTTGGGAAGACAAAGGAAACGTCTCTGAAGATAAGAGACTAGCCGATTGTTATTTAGCAGCAAGACGTGAATGGGCCTTGCATGGCTTGCACGTCTTTACGGTTAATACTACAATCATGGAAGAATTATTCGATATGCCAGAATTTAGTGGAGTGCGACGGTTCTTCATAGTTCGGCATACTTATTCCTGGGAAACGACAGTTGACTGGGTTAAGCGAAAATTCGATAACGAGGAGGATGACGTCCTCCTCGACATCAGTGATGATGTATTGGAAGCGCAATCGGGTTTTGCGCCACTCGTTTTAGAGGGAGCTCGGCGTAGACGGTTCGAGTCACCCTTAGCAGATGGTAGAACCTGTGGCACCACAGGGTCTTCCTGTGGGGTAGCCGTGGATCCACCACGGTGTTTGTATCATGATACCCTCTCTTACATCCTATACAATAATTGGTATCCTCCACGCCGAATGGCGTACAGACGAATGGAACCTTCATCTAAAAAACAAAACAAAATGGTGGTAATCCACCAAACCCTTTTTGAAGCTCAGTCTTCATCTGCATCAACCACCGTAT